TCATCATTTGGAATGATAGATGAACTTAAATCGGCGTTTACAACTACATTATCGGAATTATTATCACCGATTGTAATAGTACCACCCAATCTTAAATTTCCAGCAATATTTGCATTGCCCGTAATGTCTAAGCCTGAACCCGAAATTGCTCCAAAGTTTCCGGTACTTCCCGTACCTGTTGCCGATAATACGATGTCTCCTGTTGGACCACCGATTAATAAAGTTCCCAATGTAGTGTTTACATATGGTTCTCCGAATGCTAACGAACCTGATTGTTGTGCGGTTGTCCCACGTCTAAATTTAAGTGCCATCTAGTTTACCTTTTTTTTAGTACGATTAATTAATTATATTGTTTAATAACTCCTTATAAATATCTATTTATTTTCTAATCGGTCAACTTTTGCCGATAATTCTTTTATTGCTTCGATTAATAATGGAATCATTTTTTCATATTGAACTGCTTTAAATCCATTATCTCTATGTGTTACAATTTGAGGAAGTATTTGTTCAATTTCCTGTGCTATTACTCCCACATCATTTCCTTTGTGAGAATGTATATTTTCGTTTCCTTCTTTCCAATCATAGGTGTTACCACTAATCTGATTTACTTTCTCTAAAGCGTTTTGAATTGGGATAATATTTTCTTTCAATCGTTCATCTGATGAATAAAATGCGGTAATATCTCCCGTTGCTACAATTTCTCCAGCTACTCCAGTTGGTGTTATATTAACTCCAATTGAATTAAATTGATAATTACCAATAGAACTACTATGAATAGTAGAGCCATCCAATATTTGCGATGAACCACTTACAACACCTGCCGGCATTTGAACTGAACTACTCCAAACTCCACTTCCACCTAATATTTGAATTGAACCACTAACTACTCCCGTAGGTAATAATGGAACTATTTGAGAAGAACCACTTACAATTCCTCTACCTTGTGATTCATATCCTGCCGCAACTTCTGCATCGGTTGCAAATGTAGTAGTTAAAGAGGAACTCCATGCATTTATAGATGCTGAAGTTAATTCTAAATCATTTAATCTATTATTTGTCGAAGATGTAAATGAATTTATTGATGAAATACTAACATCTACACTTGCTGATTTAGATTCTAAATTCGTTAATTGTATAGTAGCAGATGCGGTGAATAAGTTTATCGAATCAATTGCTGCCGATATGTTGCCAGGGTCTAATACACTAATTCTATAATCAAAACTTTCACTAACTGCATCATATGAATTTGAAAAATCAGTAAATATAGATGCTGAAAAGAAATTGATAGAAGCGCTAAACGTATGTAATGATGCCGTTGATTGATGTATAGATGTTAAATCACTTAACACACTTGCACTAAACGTATTTAAACTTGCGGTTGAACTTTGAACCGCTGTAAATTTGGTATCAAACGAAGAGCTTAAATTATATGATGAACCACTTAGTTCGTATAAAGAAGAACTATTATTAGCAATTCTTGTATCAAACGAAGAGCTTATTGAATAAGTTGAGCCGCTCAAATCATATAATGAAGAACTTACATTTGTAATTCTCGCATCAAAAGAAGAACTTACATTATATGATGAACCACTTAGTTCGTATAAAGAAGAGCTTGTATTTGTAACACGCGTATCTAATGAAGAACTTACCGAATAAGTTGAACCACTCAAATCGTGTAATGAAGAACTTACATTTGTAATTCTTAAATCTACCGATGTTGAAAATTCGTTAAAATCGATTGAACCAGAAAGAACCCCATCGCCACCTGCTAATAAAAGTTTACTTTCATTTCCCAATGTCCCACCTTTCCAATAATCTAAAGTTGAATCCCATAATAAAGAACCACTTAACGTATTTAGTGAATTTGGGTCTTTAACCAATAAACCACCATTTGCAACTCCACTACCATTTAATTCGATAATATTATCACCTAATTGAATTGTAATTGAATCTAATGTAGTTTGTGTTCCTTGTACTACCAAATTTCCTTTAATTGTAGTAGTTGAGGATGCATCGGTGCCGGTAACAGTTATAGCCTGTTTAAGCGATGATGTATATGTGTGAATTTCTGCTAAAGAAACATCAACTGATGCTGATGTTGTTTCTAAATTAGATAATCTACCCAAAGCGCTTCCACTAAATGTATTCAAACTTGCGGTTGAACTTTGTATTTCCGTAAATTTAGTATTAATAGAACCTGTATATATTGCTAAAGTTTCATTTTTAGATTCTTCGGATGCACTAAATAAATTTAAACTAGCAGTTGATTGGTGTATTTTTCCTAAATCAGTATTAATTGATGCCGTATATATTGCTAAAGTTTCATTTTTAGATTCTTGCGATGCGGTAAATGATTGTATTGATGCGGATGCTAATTGTAATTGGTCTAATCTACTATCAACTGATGCTGAAAATTCTTCTATATTTCCAATTCCAGCAATGGCTCCCGATATAAATGATGCCGATATTGTTTCTGTATATGTTGTTTTATACCATTTAGAATTATTACCTAAATCATATATCTTATTTCCATCAGGTATAATTGATGAACTCAAATCTGCATTAAAAATAACACTATCCGAAGTAGAATCTCCAATTGTAATTGTTCCGCCTAATACAACATTACCCGTCACAAATAGATTAGATGCAGTAATATCTCCATATAATTTTAATGAACCCGTATTTGATTCATTTAAATTAGCTAAAGTAATTTGCTTATCATCTACTTGATATTGTAACGATTCGATTCCTTTATTTACATATAATTCACCATCAACTAATGATACCGAATTCGAACCTCTTCTTAATTGAAATATAGCTGCCATTTAATTCTTTTGTGTTTCTTATAAATATGATTAAATATTAAAATCCAAATCTCCTGCATTACTTATATACTTTGCTAAATGCATATAGTTTGCCGTTATACTTCCCGTTGTTACATTCATAGCAGATGCGCTTATTGATAAGTAGGTATTATTATCAATTAAAACATCAAATGAACCCGTTCTTGCTACCGCTTGTGTATTTCCTGTACTATCTTCTACAAAGTTTACAGTACCAGCGGCTTCGGGGTCTAAATTAAAGTCGAATGTATTTGGTCCTGTCGATACACCAACTTCCGTTCCATTTACTAAAAATGAACCCGCTATGTTAACCGAACCCGTAAATGAGTGTACATCATCAATACTATTACCAAAATTAGATGAACCACTTTCGAATAATGTTGAAGAAGATATTATTGCAATATTAAATTGCCTTGCATTAACTGTTCCTAAAACAGTCAAATCATTTGTAATACTTAAAGAACCTGTAATTTGTGCAGATGCTGATAAGTTAAAATTACCATGTACAATGTTTAAAGTATCATTTATTTGCAATCCACTGCCGCTAATATCACCACCGGCATCAATATCACCATCCGTAACTAAATCTCTAACTACGAATAAATCTCTTCTAACATTTACATCTTGTGATATAATCAATTCACCGAATGAACCCGTTTGAGTTAGGGCAATCGAACCGGTTGTAATTGAATTCGTTGCTACCAACGATTCTATGGACTCAACACTTCCTGAGCGTTTCATAAATACCTTACCGTCGTAAGTATTTATTGCTATTTCACCTATATTTAACGAGGATGTATCGGGAACTTTGCCAGGCAAAGCCGAGCGCTTCAGTATAATGCTTTGTGCCATATTTATGGTCTAATTAATTAAATTATATAACAAAAAAAAAGGTACTTATGTAAGTACCTTTATAAATATAAAATATTTTAATAAAAAATCATTTAGAATTCTCCACCATCAGAACCTGCTTCTAATAGTGCTAATCTGTTAGCTACTGAACCACTAAATGCCAACACATCTCCGATTCCATAAAGAGAACCACTAAATCCGTTTTCAACAGTGATTGTTGCAATTGTTGTATCATTGTATCTGAAATCAACTGCTTCACTATCAGTAGCTACTTTGTAAAGAGAACCACTACCTTGTATGTATCCAATTGTTCCTGCGAATGGTTCTGAATTAAAATCATAATCATCCGGTCTCATAGATGCCGTAACACCTGTCAAACCACTACCATCTCCATAGAAATATTGAGCGGTAACAATTGATGCCGTTACTGCTCCCGCAATATCAATATCACCATTACCTACAATGTCTCTTTGTACATATAAGTCTTGTCCAATGTTTGCATCAAATTCAACTGTTGCTTCACCGAATGAACCCGTACCTAATATGTTAATCGAACCTACCGTGTCCGAACCGGCTACTACGATATCTACTATTGTATCAACGGAGCCGGATTTGTGTAAAAAGGCTTTACCATCGTAGGTATTCAATCCAATCTCACCTACAAGTAATGTAGATTCGGTTGGTCTAGAACCCGAAACGGCTGACCTTCTTTGTAATATTATTGTTTTATTTGTAGCCATATTGATTGTTATTTTTTAAGTTCATTAATAAGTTTAATTAATCCCCCCATATTTCAGGGGGGATTTAATGTTATTAGAATGAACCACCATCAATTGTGTTACTCATTACAAAATCAGTACCATCCCATTGTAGTAAATCTCCTGCTACACTTGCGGTTGGAACTAAATCTAAATTACCATTTGTATTTCTAAATGCAATTCTCTTAGTGCTTCCAGCTGCCGTACCTAAATTAACTGATGCAGTTACCGCTGGTGCGATTAATGCTACAGATGAAGTAAATGCGGTTGTTGAATGTTGGTAAACAAAGTTTGCGTTAGCTCCTGCTACTTCAATACCTGCACCATCTGCTGTTGCTGATGAAGTAGAACCACTTGCTAATGTTATTAATTTATCTTCAACTACTAATGTTGCCGTATTTAATGTTACAGTGTTACCTTGTACTACTAAATCACCACCTACTACTACATCACCTGTTGTTGTTACTTTAGCGAATGTTACTTCGTTTCCTTGTCCAACACCTTGTATTGTACCTGTACCTTCTAATGTAGTTAATCTACTTGCAGCGTTTGATGCTGAAACGATTAATGAACCACTAACTACACCAATTTCAGTAAATTTAGTTGCTGCTGAAGCGGTGAATGCGTTTAATGCGGTTGTTGAACTATTATCAGATGAGGTATATGCGTTAAATGCTGCGATTGATATATCAACACTTGCTGATTTAGATTCTAAGTTATCTAATCTACCATCTTGCGTATCGTTTGTCGATTTTGCTGCTGATGCTGAAGAGATTAATGAACCACTAACAACTCCAATTTGAGTTAATTGTGTTAATACTGAAGAACTAAATGAGTTTAAGTTTGTGATTGAAACATCTTGTGAATCGTTTGCTGTTTTAGCTGCCGATGCTGATGCAATTAATGAACCACTAACAACTCCAATTTCAGTAAACTTAGAATTTGCTGAACCACTAAATGATTCAATACTATCCAATCTACCATCTTGCGTATCATTTGTTGATTTTGCTGCTGATGCTGAAGAGATTAATGAACCCGTAATAGTTGCTAATGCAGTATTTTGAGTTTTAATTGAACCACTAAATGATTCTAAACTATCTAATCTACCATTTTGTGCATTTTGTGCATTATCAATATCACTTAATGTACCATTGATAGAAGATATATCACCTTCTGCTACACCAATTCTACTTTCGTGGTCTGAACCAGTTGCTTCTAAATTACCTAATCTAGTAAGTGCTGAACCACTAAATGTATTTAAATTTGAAATCGAAACTCCAACACCACTTCCTACGTTTGCAACAACTGCTGCAATAGATGCTGAAACTGAACCACTAAAATCACCATATCCCGTTGTATCGGAAAGTGTAATTTGAGATGAACCACTAACTACACCATTTGTTGCTTCGATTGAACCTACAAATGAAGTTGCGTTTACTGAACCCGTTACGATTATACCACCTGCTACTGAAATTTTAGTATTATCAGTTGCTTGTGTAATGATGGAATCACCAATATGGTCATCACCAACTGCAACCATAAATTTACCTGGAGTAATATGAGCCTCATCACCCATTGAACCAGAATTTCTAGGACCAGAAATTAAAATTGCTGTTTGTCCTGATTCTGCTCCACCTGATGGGTGTTGGTAAATCCAGTTGTTATTTAATGAATCCCAAAATAATGAACCACTTGCTCCTTGCGCTGAACCACTATCTACTACTGATATACCACCGAATCTAACCGCAGGGGAATCGTTGTTAAGGATAATTGTATTTGTTCCTAAATCAACTGCACTTGCAGTAATGTATTGTAATGATGATGAACCTTGTACGATTAAGTCGTATGCAACATACATCGAACCAGTGATTATCTGATTACCATAGAATACGTTTGAACCTGTTGTTGCGTATGTTAAACCAACTGCTTCTAAATCTGCAATCGCAGTTGCTGCGTTTGATGCTGAAGCGATTAAACTTCCACTAACTACACCAATTTCGGTAAATTTAGAATTAGCAGAACCACTAAATGATTCGATACTATCTAATCTAGCATCTTGTGCGTCATTTTTATCTTTTGCTGCTGATGCTGAAGAAATTAAACTTCCACTAACAACACCAATTTGTGTTAATTGTGTTTTTACTGAACCACTAAATGTTTCAACACTATCTAATCTAGCATCTTGTGCATCGTTTGTAGATTTTGCTGCCGATGCTGAAGCGATTAATGAACCACTTACAACTCCGATTTCAGTAAACTTAGTTGCTGCAGATGCAGTAAATGCGTTTAATGCGGTTGTAGAGGTATTAGATGATGTATATGCGTTTAAAGCTGCTACTGAAATATCAACACTTGCTGATTTAGATTCTAATTCACCTAATCTACCATCCTGTGTATCATTTGTAGATTTTGCAGTAGATGCTGAAGCGATTAAACTTCCACTAACTACACCAATTTCAGTTAATTGAGTTTTTACAGATGCACTAAATGTGTTTAATGCTGCTACCGATTGTCCAATTGTACCACTACCAATAGATTGTGATAATGCGTTAATTGCTGTTGCTACCGAAGCACTGAAAGGTTGAATGTTACCTTCTAAATTAATGGCATCATTTCCATCAGTACCAAGCAAATATAAAGTTGAACTACCACTTGCGTAGTAAGGAACACCTTTAACCATTCCATTATAAGTCGAGCTCGCAAATGTGTTAGGAGCTGCATCACCTATTAGAAATCGGTTGGTTGCTTGTACTTGACCATTTTCAGGTACTGCGAATACCAATGAAGAGCCATTGGTTGTTGTTAGGTTCGATGAACCCGAAGCTATTACAATTTCACCTTTTTGTAATGAGCCTGTTACTGACGATAGGGCTTCTAGACTACCCCTTCTGTGTTTAATGATTTGTGCCATATTTGGTTTTTAGTTATTCTTATTGTTCAATGTATAAATATTCTTTTTTTATGTAACCGATGAATAAATGTGAATTAATTCTATATATTTTATTTTTTAATATTACCACTCACCCTGGTCGATAATTTGTGATGATGTCAATGTTAATTCTGCATCGGTTGCAAATCCATTATCTAATGAAGAACTGAATGATTCTAAGTTAACTAATCTAGCATTTACCGATGATGAAATATCAATTGTATTTGCCGAACTTGCACTAATTTGTGTATTAATAGATGAACTAAATTGTGTAAATATTGTATTGCTTTGGCTTAGTTCACTATGAATTGAAGAACTAAACTGATTAAATATAGCATTACTTTGTGAGAACGAAGTTGCAACACTTGCACTTAATCCCGTTTCAATAGAACCTGTTATAGATGCCAATTCCATATAAACATCTCCAAATGAATTTGAAATCGAAGAACTAAATCCAACAAAATTAGTAGTTTGTAATAAATCAATTTGAACAGATGATGAAATTACACCATCCGGCAATACTGCGGTTACTTCGGTTGATATGATATCAATAACCGATTGGGAAAAATCTTGCCCAATAGTTGCCGCCGTATTTAAATACGAACCACTCTCTATTTGTTTTAATCTAATTAAGTTTGCCATTACTTATAAATATCTTTAAAATAATCTTTCGATTGAAATGAAGTTGTTAATGTAACTACCACCTATCATAAGGGTAACACGATAAAATCTACTATTTGTTTTATCTAATATGTTATACACCGAACCATCACCTTCGGTTGGAAAATGATAATTAAATGCGGAATTAGATGCGGTAGTAGTATATGTAACATTATTTGCCGAACCTCCACCTGCCCCACCGACAACAGAATATCTCGAATCAATATTAGCAACAAATGTAGTGGATACGGCACCTATACTCAATCCTCTATTATTGGATGTTGTTACCGTACATTTGATATTATCCAAAGTTACAAATGTTCCCGCGTTTACAAACCCACTTACTTTCCACATTAACTCACCTGCATTACCGCCGGGCGTTTTACTTAAATCAATATGTACACCTCTTGCATCTCCACCAGCTTCAAAAATTCTTAATCTATTTCGATAGATATCCACACTAACTACACTACCCGTTAGAGTTGTATTAGTTTGTGCGGTTGCAAGTTGTAGTTCACCACCTTCATCACCACTACTTGCTCCAATCGTTACTACATCATTGAATGTGTTTGTTCCGGTGAATATATTATTTGTAGATGGTAAATTTGTATTTGTTTTTAATTCTATTGCCGTTAAAGTGGGACCGTTTACTTCACCAAACTCAAACGTACCCGTCATTGAATCAACAAGTCTCATGCTATATACATAAGTTCCTGCGGATGGAGTATCTACTACATTTAAACAATATGGAACATTTAAGTTTGAACTATTTTCAGCATGAACAATATTTCCGATTGGGGTTTCATTTCTATAAATTTGTAATCTACACCAAGATAAAACATTTACCGGATTGGCATCACCCGTTACCATAATTTGAACGGGATTGCCTGTTGTAGTTATACTTCCACTTATTACCGATATTCCAACTGAATTAATTCCCGTTCTTTTATTTCCTAATATTTGTGTATAATTTGGACTACCACTTATAATAGTTGTTTCTAATGTAGTTATTCTATTATTTACTGATGATGTATAATCATTAAATGAAGATGTTTGCAATCTTGCACTTACTCCATTTGTAAATGCTGTATTTAATGTTGATTGCGAAGCTGTAAACGAATTTAATGAAGTTATGTCAGTATGTGATGAACTTATAAATCCAAATGCACTTATTTGCGCAGATGAACTTAATAAATTTGAAGGTAATGGTTGAACACTACCACTTAAAGTATATCTCACATCGTATGATGATGTCAATTGTGATGAAGAACTTATTGCTCCGTTTAAATTTCTTAAAAATGAAGCCGTTTCATTTTCAGTAACCCAGCTACCACTCACGCCTTCAATTATATTTAATCTATCTACTAATGATGATGTGGATTGAGATGCAACATATTCGTTAAAAGATGATGTAGTTAATCTACCACTCATACCATTTGTAAAAGCAGTATTTATTGCAGATTGTGAAGATGTAAATGAATTTAATAAAGTTATATCGGTAGATTGTGAAACTATACCATTTGGTTTATTTGCAATATTATCCCAAGTTGTTTGAGTAATACTTCCACTAATTACATATCTACTATCGTATGAAGATGTTAATTGTGATGAGCCCGAAACAACACTTCTACCTTTTGTTTCAAATGAAGATGTTACGGATTCCAAAAAACCCAACCTATCTCTATCTAATGTATTTACTCTATTAGTTACCGCATCTGCAAGAACATCTAATTCTATTTTATAAGTAGTTCCATTATCGACACCAACTATTGTGGTATCCAATGATGCCGAACTTAATGCTGTTAACTCTGATATCCTTTTTCTTACGTTTGCCATTTATTATATTATTATATCTAAACCATCTTCGGTTGTTAAATTATATCCATCTTCCGAAGCAATTGGTATTTCTATCAATTTACCTATAACATAAATATCATCAATCGTAACATTATCATAATCAATATAATAATCATTTAATTTTATAACTACATTATTCCCAACTTCTTTTATTGTATAATTGCCAGGAATATGTAAACCATATACTAATATTTCAAAATTATTAGGAGATGCTCCTTCAGTTCCATAATCTAATGCTACATTTTTTATTGTTAATGTATTTAAATTATTATCAAATTCATCAACCCTTCTATCTACTTTTCTAGCACTGTGTTGTAATATTTCTAAATAAAAATCATTAATTGTAGATTTGTTATTTACTATATGTATTGGATTTGGATTTGAGCGAGTTTTTGATTCAAATTTATTATTAGTTGGAATTTCAATATTTAATAAACTTCCCGTTAAATCAGTAGACACTAAATTATTAGGATTCATTTTTGGTATAATCCTATTTAATTTTCTAGCATTTGAATTAAATTGTTTAAGCATATTTTTCTATATCTCCATGTATTTCAATATAATCATCATCATCCAATTCAAATTCAAAACGAGATTTTATAAATTTAATTAATAAGCCATCTGAACCGGCTTCAAAAATATAATCTCTCGGAGATATCCCTTGTGTATTTATCATTACCAATAATCTATCTTGCGTTTCTCTAAATTCAATTTCACGCAATATATCTACCATTCTATACCCAATGGCTTCGTAAATCCAATAATCGGGATGATTTAAATCTTTAGGAGTTAAAACCGCCATTATACGTTTCCTAAATAATTTTTGAGTTATATCTAATAAAGTTCTCTTCATTATACAATATCAATAAATTTACCTGTTATAGTAATCTCATCACCACTATCTACATTGAATCCCAAATTAGCAGGAATAAAATTTAATGTAAGCGATGTAGATGATATCGTTACAGTAAAATGCGTTGTATGATAGTATCTTGTACCATTTATATAAACTTTAACATCGTATGAATCCGAAAGAACTGTAATAGACGATGGTATAACCGATGCTAACACAGCGGGTGCTTTTATTAATTTTATATCCGTAAATGTAATAGTATTATTTGAAATTGGATTTTGGGCTTTACTATTATTCAAAGATAAAAAATCAATTAAATCTTTGTTATCGTAATATGGAGATGTAGTTGTAAGTAATCCTTCCAATCTGCCCGTTCCGCTTGTTACATCCACTTCAGTTGTCATAACAACTTTTTTCGTTGATATTGATTTTCTAGTAGTAGATTGTCCATCGAATTTTTCAGGAAGTAAATATGCTTTTACGTTCAATGTAAATTCAACTCTATTAATTCTTTGCGTTCCTTCACCTACTTCATTTATTACATTGTAATCGGATATTTGTGTTCTAAATTTAAACTTATCTTTATCTCCCCAATAAGTTGATGTAAAATTTAGTTGTTCAATTACTGAATTAAGTTGTTCCGTATAATCAGTCCAAACCATACACTCATAGTTAACCTCAACGTATTCAGGCATTACTATGTTAAATAATTCGTATTTTGGTTGAGTGTTACCACCTAATGCCGTGAATCTATCGTATCTATTATTTTTTGAATATTTTGTTACGGTTGGATATGAAACGTGTCTATTTAACATAGGCATAGCTTCATCTTTTGCAATAGATGTTCTACGAATCATCATCAATGGCAATTGTATAGAACCTTTTGCATCTCTATATACGCCATCTCTTCTTGCTCCCTTCCATCTTTCCGAATTACCATATATAACGGGAATACTTACCGATTTACCATTATATTCTAATTTTGGCAAAGCAGTATCTTCCAAATATGTCATCATAGCATAGTCTATATCAAAAAGACCTACACTTTTTTTAACATCTCCTTTTTCAGATTTTATTTCGTTTGCCCTATTTAAATCGGGTCTTAGTGGATTTGTAGACATATTACTTAATTCTTTCTTCTATATTTAATACCGATTTGTTTACCATAAATGTAGAACATATTATACTGAAGTTATTATATGGTTGTCCACCAACGAATTGTACTTCATTTGTATTATCGATTTCGTAGTAAGAATTATCAAAGAAAATTATATCACCAATTTCTGGATACGAATTCTTTTCTTCACACATAAATCTATCTACTCTGAATTCTACATTTTGTTTTGTATTTGAACCAAATCCTTCATATGTAGCTGTTTCGGCATCTTTATTAATCAATGAATATAATTCAACGCCAGGTTGCCAAGTTTTATTAATAGATTCACCATACAAATTTACTTTTGTTTCATTTAAATTTATTTTAAATAAAACAATGATATTTTGTACTACATCATCTACTAATTCTCTAGCTAACCCTTTAAAAAAAGTTACATCTCTATCTGAAATAAATTTTGGCATATTATCCTACATATAATTTTAAAGGTACTTTTCTTAACATTTCTTGCTGATGGTTTGATTCGTGTGTTTTATTTTCCATCACATTCTTTCTACTCAATTCTTCCAAATTTTCCCTCAATTGCGTTACCAACATATCTTTCTCAACCTGAGCCTCTGCCCTCAATGCCGCACCATCTAAACTGATTTCAGCATCTGGTATTGGAATAGATGAGTACTTCTCTCTAATTGCACCCAATAATTCTTTTGAAAGTGCTAATGTATATTTTCTAATCCATTGTTTACCAACATCATTAATATTTGAATATTGAATAAAATCATATGGAATATCAGAGTAATCTGAAAGAGATTCTGGTTGTATAATTTGAGAATTGTGTTCAAACGAATCTCTGTTAATGTAATCAAAATATAATCTCGTTGGACCAAATCCTGCTTTTGGTAAAGGAAATACTTCTATTACATTATTAACAATATTAAAACTATGATGTGATTTTCTAATATGGTCATTTAACTCAATAGCTTGAATTCTCAATGCATCTTCATAAAGTGGCATTAATAAAAATTGTGCAGCTGGCGAATATGAGCCAAATCCCATTTCATCTAATAAATTCAATGTACCCTGTCCACCTACCGAATATGGGTCAAAAAATCTTTGAATCGCAGGAGTTGCTTCGTGATACACTCTTACTACATCAATAGTAGATGACCCACTAAAGATATTTGCAAATGAGGTTGATGAATCTATATCAATAGATGCACTCATCAAATTATACTTTTGTTGACCCGGAGTTAATTCAATATATGCTTTTTGAATAGCAGTATTACCACCAACTCCCGCTAATGTACCATATTGTTGGGACATACGAACGATTGTTGGTAGAAATGAACCATCCACCATAGTTTGTGAATAATTTGCTACTTTACCTTTGGGCTGTCCTCTTAAAACATCTAAGTTGTTTCTAAGATTAAATTGATTTATTTGTGCGGAATATTCTGAAACCGATTCTTCAAAACAAGCATAAAATTGCTCATCAACCATTTCAACATCCACAATGGGGTATCCTAAACGTTTAGCACACCAAACTGCCGTTTTTGGTCCATCATTTTTGAAATCAGTATCATTATCATATATTCCAAATGGAGTTGAACCCGATATAGCAGAACCCACTCCGGTCCATTTTAAATTTAAAGACATATTATTCCAATTATATTTACATATAAATATAAGAATAAAAAAAGAAGTGATATGATACCACTTCTTTCTTATTTTAGTTTAATATATTTGAACTATGCCCCTATATGTGAATGTTCCGGTATCAGTTACTTTGAATTGTGCATATCCACCACTAAATCCTACTGCAAATGATGGGTTTGGTGCGCCTGCTCCGGATTCTAATGATGAGTCACCACCTATTTTTGAAGTTATAGCATTTGCTCCCTGTGCTACAATATAATTACTATAAACAGTTACTTTACCATTACTATCATCGTGTGCCGAAAATGCGTATGTTCCACCATGATACGATGATGTTAAAAATTGATGTAGTACATAGCTAGATGGATTTGTTACCGTATGTGAAAAGTTCGTTTGTAACGTTCCATCCATTACAATAGAACCGGTAATAGTTAGTGAACCCGTTATCGTTTGTCCTGCCGTAAATACATTTGAACCCGTTACTGCATATCTTAAATCTAATGAGCTTGTCAATTGTGATGAACCACTAATTAAACCATTAAATGATTGTTCGTTGGTTGCAGATATTATTCTGGTATTCAATGAAGAACTAAATGCCGATAATGATGTATTTCCTAATTCACTAAATGATGTCGAACCACTAATTCCAAAACTACCACTCAATAAGGTATTACCTTCCATCGTGTTATTACCAACCATTATAGTCGAACCACTAACTTCTAGAGAACCGGTTGTTACAATATCACCAATGTTAAGTTGAGTTCCAATGTGAGTAAAACTTCCACTTAAATATTGGAATGAACCCGTTGCTGCAATAAATGATGCATCCCCAACTAATCTCATACCACCGGCTGAAACTAAAATGTTTCCACCGATGTTTGTTAAAGTTGTGTTTGGGTCACCTGGTGTATCTGATGCTATGTTGATTGAACCCGATGATACGAATATTTCACTAAATGGTCTTTCCGATGTTCCTAATGTTGCTCCTCTTGCCGTTTTTGGAACTATGTTTCCACCTAATTCGGTTGTTCCACTTATGAATAGAGAACCACTAATAGTTTGGTCACCTCTAAATAAGTTTGAACCTGTGATTGCGAATGAACCCGTATCTATTGTTTGTGAAGAACTAATAAATCCAAATGCGGTTATTTGTGCAGATGAACTTACTACACCATTGGTTGCATTGATTACTCCGGTGATACCACCTATTACATTTAATGAACCTGTAATATAAACTGAACCTGTGAATGTGTGGGTATCACCTTCATCTAATCCAAAATTAGTAGATGCGGAAAAATGTGTTATCGATGTAGTTGTTACATTAAATGTGTTTGCAAAGATATCACCTACAATTGTAAGATTTCCATCTATAATTTGACCACCTTCAAATATATTTGAACCCGTGGTTGCGAATTGACCAGCGGAAATGTATCCCAACATATCATCTTCTTGACGTGTTACAATTGAATCAATTTTTTCTAATTCGTATTGTTTTGTATAGTTTTTAGCTTTTTCAAAAGCGGAATATCTTACTTCTAAGGACATGGTATAGTGGATTTATTTAATATAAATATAAATATTTTATTGAATAAATTTTATTTTAAATTATTGGCACAAAAAAAAGAGGAGATATTTCTATCTCCCCTTTTAATCACTCTTTCCGTTAAGATAAGAATTATAGAGTATCTAAGCCATCAATGATAACTTTACCATAGAATTCTGGTCTTACGATTTTCTTAGCGTAACGAGTCATAACTCCTCTTCTTGGAGTGAAGTTAGTTGGGTCGTACACTAATGGAGTCATAATCAATG